GGTTCACGGCGAGGGTGACGGCGCGACCGAAACTATATATGTGGAGGTCGATGGGGAGACTGAATATATTGAAGTGCCTGTATATGTTGAAGTAGAGGTACCGGTATACATCGACACAGGATTTGATGATCCCGGACTTATTTGGGTTGACTCATTCACGCAGCCGAATACTGTTGATGGTATCGATATCTTGTGGATAATCGATACATCAGGCTCAATGCGCAGGTTTGACGCGCAGTTATTGCTAGGAATAGAGACTATGCTAACGGCGCTTCCGGATAGTAGTTGGAGATTGGCGATGATGTCCAATGATCCTTCTAGGGCAGTATTGGAAAGCCAATTTCCGCTAGTGCCCGGCGATGATATCTTAGATGCAGAAGCTATGTATAGCTCTATGGGCCGCGGGGGTATGGAAGAAGGATTCGATGCCGCTTATGAATATATTGTTAATAACGCATACTCTGGTACATGGATGAGACCAGATGCTGGTCTATTAATTGTCTTTGTTTCCGATGAGGAAGAACAAAGTAATGATCATTTTTCAGACGTTGGTGATTTTGTGAGTTGGTATCGCGGCCTAAGAGGCGGATCGGTATTTTTAGCCAGTATCGTTAATCACGAAACATCAGAATCATTATGTGACTATGTAAGTCCAATTGATGTAGGAGATCGATATATGGAAGCAACTAACGCGTTCGGCGGCAATATTATTGATATATGCGCTGAAGATTGGACCGCTGGTGTTGCGGATGCTGCAGCATCTGTTGAACCACACGAATCGTGGCCATTAACACATACTGCTATAACTGATTCGGTCCGTGTGTTTTTGAATGGTTCAGTAGTAGAACCATCTTATACGACATGGTCATATTCAGAAGTTGATAATACTGTATATTTTCATGATATACCCAGTGGAAGCACATTAGTTGAAATTGGATATCGATACTACGAAACGGTGGACACAGGAGATACCGGCACTAGCCCATAAAGGATATTATAATGAAAAAGTTTTTTAAATGTTTCGCAATTGCAGCAGCATGCTTAATTGGTACTGGCGGAACACAATCAAATGCTGCAGAGGTTTATAAGCCCAACTCCCCTGTTGAAAAGGTTAATAAATCTTTAACCATGGTTGAAAAAAGAGTAAGAGGAGCAGCTGTCAAAGTTATCACTTCTGGCGGGCATGGAAGTGGAACAGTTGTTGAATATAAAGACTTAACACTTGTGTTGACTGCAAAACACGTAGCTGATGGAATATTGGGTTCTGAATATTTAATATCAAACGATAGTGAACAGCGCACAGGTGTACTGGTTTTTCAAAGTAAAGAACATGATGTTGCTGTTTTGGTGCTAAAAAATAACTTTAACCACTTAAAACCAATGCCGTGGAAGCCAGCCAAAAAATATGAAATAGGCACAGATATAG